AGTACCGGGAGCAGTTTGAATCCAAAACTGTGAACTTTGATTTACATAGAAGTTATAAGTACCGCCTCTCAACAAAATCAAAGTAGGATTAATTGATCCTGCGCCTGAACCCAGTGTTCTAATATTGTAGCCGTTTGCTAAGTCTGTGATAATGTAATCATTAGTAGCAAATACTGTTGCTGCCGCAACTTGAACTGCCGGAGGACCGTCTGGCAACCAATAATATTGATTGAAGTTAATTATCTTGTCTAGGTCTGTAAAACTATCCCATGAATAGAACTGGCTTTCAAACATGCGGTCGTTATTGTTAGTAACGCCGCCTTCTAATTTTAATGAATCAATAATACCAGGATACGTTATAAAATCTTGTGCTGTTGATTCATTCTTTTTAGTGAATACTACTCCTGGATCTAACTGATAGTCCGTTCTTACCTTTGTAGGCTCAGTTACATAATAGTCTTTGGCATTAACGCCATAACCCAACCTACTACCAACATACCCTTCTATCCTTTTAGTGATAGGAGGATTTACTAGTTGGTCTAATGTTGCTCCTAAAAACTGACTGTTGATAGGAGTTTGAAATATTTCTGGTAAGAAATTAAGTGTTCTTATTCTTGTTGTAGCCATTTCTTTATCTTATTTGTAATTCAGCCGGTGTTAATGCCGGGACAACTAATACATCTTCTGCGGTTGCAGCGTTTACAAATATTTCATAGGGCATGCATTTAATTTCATATAAATCTCCAAATGATTTAGTTGGATCGTTTGGTACAAGTACCGCAGAACTAATTAGTTCCCCACACTCAGTGTGTAAGAACGCACTTAATTCTGAAAAGAAAAACGTGTCGCCAAAGTTCCAATTATTAATATTAAAATATTTGTTCATCGCAGTCAATACAGCACTTCTAACTTCGCTATCGCTAGCATTTGTGTTACTTGCCTTGATTACTTTAACAGTTCCTCTTAGTGCAGGACTTGCTTTAGCGCCAAACAAAGGCTTGAACACTACACTATTTAATATAACTGAATCACTCAACATTTTGAAATCATTAACTTGACCATATTCTTGATTCAATTCATTAATAGTCGGTCTATCAGGTTCAACAACTGTATTAGTTGAATCCTGTATCCAATTTTGATATGCAGTATAATAACTTTGTGTTACTACATAAAGATCAATAATGTTAGTAGTTGTTGGATCAATTCTTGTTGTATTGTTACTATTATGTCTGTATTGGAAACTTACTCCTTGACGACCGGGCTTTACACTATATTGTGGTTGAGGAGTTAACACATAGTACGGAGTGTTTATTGTATTGTCCTGTAATGACTTGTAAAAGACATTATCACTGTATGCATAGAACAATTGTCCTTCAGGATAATCATACTTTACAACTTCAATTTGTGTTTTATTAGCATAAATGTACACAATATCTGTTGATGGCACAATCTGCTCTCTTGTTAAATTAATAGCATCTTCAATTATTTCAAAGAATACATATACACCAATATTTGCGCCGCCATTAACATACCCAGTAACTTCATTAAAGAAGTCTGGATTTAAAATTAATGTTCCATTATTAACATCTGTTGCGGCGACTTCAACTTGGAAATCGTTAATATAGCCATCACTTTCAATAGTTTGCCCTAAAATATTAACTTTAATATCTCTACCAAATGGATATGTAGAGTTAGGTTGATTATTAGTTGATAATACACTTACAAAATCTTGTAAAATTTTTCCTGAGAAAGGATCATATACTAATTCGTTTGGTGATAATGTGAATCTAGTGTCAGAAACACTACCAAAATAATATGTTAATGAACGATAACTTACAGTATATCTATTTGCACCGGTGCTAGTAAATTTAACAAAGTAATTTGTTTCTGTATATGGATTAATAGCCCAACGATCTTGGTTAATAGGAAGTGAGTTATTGAAAACTAATGTGAAGTCTTGTGCTAATTCCATTCTTATCACACATTCGTCAATAACTTCTTGTGATAATGAATTATCAAAAACTGGTATAATCTGTGACAATATAGCACCAGTTGGGATATATCCATTTAATGTAACTGGGCCGGTTCCGTTAGGGAATGCGCCGTCACCGTTATTATAACCATCACCTACAACATTTAATACAGTTGTCCAAACATATGTTTGACTAGTTGGACCGGGTATACCTGCAACTAATCTGTTATTGATATCAAAGTAATATCCTGTTGGAGCAGTAAATTTACACAATGCGCCCGTTGTGACATACTTGACGTTATTGTTTGAAAAGATACCTAATGGTATAGGTACGTTTTGTGATCCACTTACGTTGTAGAAGTATCCTGATTCGCTATTAGCATCAACTGTGCTTGTTTGCCAATACACAGTTCCATCTCCTGTAGATGAATTTACGTTGTATCGTGGATAATTTTGAATATAGTATTGAGTTGCTTTATTACTGTTTAAAGCATTTGCCAATGAAGATGTTAAGAACGCACGAATGTCATTTACATTAGTAATAAACAATGTTAGATAACTATCGTTATTATTTTGATATAATGCACCGTCACTACCAAATACGTTGGTGCTACTGTATTTTCCAGTAGGATCTAATAAATCTAAGTTCTTGCTTACACCAATGCTACTACGATTGATTGCTTTTGATTTGATAATTGAACTGTATAATGTATATGGGAAGTTGTTGTAATCTTCACCATTAACCATACGATTCTGTGTATAATAACGTGTTGGAGCACGTTGTTTTATTTCTTGTACAGGTTCTCTTTGTTGAGCATTTGATACTGCTAATGGTAATTCTAATCCAACTGTTAAGTTTTCTGTTTTACCATTTCTATTAACGTAAGTAAATGTTACACTAATACCTTGCATTTCGCTAGGATCAATTGTATAAGTTAGTGCATTACCTGCACGAACATATGCTCTAAATTGTCCTACTGGTATTTCGCTGAATACTCCGTCACCAAATACATAAGTTACTTGGTCATTGAAACGTGAGTTTACACTAAAGATTTTCTTAAATGATGTTTCTGTCTGCAAATATGCGTCAGCATAAACATTATCGACTTTACGCCATAACAGTCTGTCACCATTATTTTCATTTAATTGATACAACCATGTATCAGTATTGTTAATACCTTGAATGTCAATGTCTACTGTTTGGTTAGCAATTTGCTGTTCTAATTTAAAGTCTGCTGCCTGTAACGATCCTTGTTTAAAATAAAAGAACCATCCTGATTCAGGACTACCGTAACCTAATTTATCGTTACGATATAAAATGTTGAATCTCTGACTTGGTGCAGGTGGAATTTCATAGATATAATCTTCATCTACACTGGTCACACTAACCAATTCAAAGTTCATGTTTTGACCATCTACTGTACTGTTAAAAGGTACAATAGGCAATGTTCCTTGAGGGATCTGAATAGTGTATTCACTTGTTGTGATCCCCAATAAGTCTGCAACATTACCAGGTTTACCAACTCGTTGAGTATTAATAAGGGTAGCGTTGATAATTGTATTAAATTGTTCTAACCAATTGGGGTTAGCAGGGTCATTCCATAATATAGGAACGTTACTTAAATTGATACCATTGATATCAGAAATGTTTTGAGTAGTTTGAATACTAGTAACTTTTAAGTAACCTTGACCAGCAAGATTACGTTTTGGAGTATAACTAACCAAATCTGCAAGTTTTATAACGCTATCACGGCGTTCAGCAGTATCAATAAAGTTTTCACGTGCATTTAAATCGTTTCTAAACGCTAAACCTTGACCCATAAACGCCATAACGTCTAATAGGGCGATAAATTCTGAACTTTCAATATAGTCGTTAAAGGTTTCAGGATAGTAAAGACGTAGATAATCTATGAAACTCTTACGTAGTGTTTCATAATCATAACTTCTAAAATCGGCTTCACGAAAGGTTTGGTAGATGGCCTTCCAATCGTTTACGCCAAACAATCCTGATTGTCTTGAACTTGTAGCCATAGTTGATCTCTTTTAAGTATTTATCATACCTAAAAAAGCGGTTTTGTTATTGTTGTAATGAGGCTTGATTAGTTCTACTATCGAAAAATAGACTTAAAGTAGTAGCACTATTGAAGGGATTTACGGCTAATTCTATCTCTAAAAGAATGCCGTTTTCTTTTGGAAAGGCTTTTACGTAGTTTAATTCGATTCTAGGATCTAAACTAGCAACTCTACGTATTTCATTTTCTAATTGAAACTGTACGTCTGCTGTATTTGGTTCAAATACAAAGTCCCATAACGTTGTTCCGTAGCCGGGTTGACCTACTTTTTGTCCTTGAGGGATATTTAACGCATTTACAAGGTCTTGAATGACTAATTGAGAATCAGTTAGACGAAACTTTTTCCCAAATACATAGGGTCTTGTAATGCCTGCCGCACCATAATCTCTACCTAAATTATTAATTGGATTAGTAATTTTAGGTTTATCTGCGTTAATGGTACTGAATCCGATATAGTTTGCCATATAATTATTTATGCAAGTCCAAGTTTCTTCCTAAGGTCTACATATTCTGCATCCTCAGATAGAGCAAACCACTTATCACGTGCGGCTATTATTCCTGGATCACCCTGCGGCAAGTCACGTTTGGCTGCATAATATGCAAGTCTAGCCTCTCTAATTCTTTCATTAAACGCTTGTAACTCTTGTGCATATTTTACTTCTTCTTTAATTTTATCCAATTGTGCTTGTTGAGCAGATTTTGCACCTTCGCTAACTTCTCCAACTAGATTTGGTTTAGGAATCTTAGAATCCCCAAACACACTAGCAATTTGTGCAGTAATTCCCGAACGGTCAACTGTATTAAAGCCTATAGTAGGTAATTTAATCGATACCGAACCACCCGAACTTAACGCAGAAATTGCTGATGTTAGTTGTGCCGCCGCACCTGCTGCTAAACCTGATGTGGCTAGATTAGTTAATGAGTTTAATCCACTTGGTACATTAGGTAAAGGTAATTTGTTT